GAAAATTTTTCCATTTAATTTTTTTAAATATAATCATATAGTATTCACATCAAAACTTATACTTATTCTGTCTTTTGTATTTTTATTTGGCTCGACATAATGATCTACAAAACTCGGCCATATTGCTAATAAACCTTCTTTAACATATGTTCTTCTACATTCACCGTGGTCAAATCTATCATTAAAAAATCCGTTTGATAAAGCACCTGGTCTTGGATCTCTATGTACTATGTTTCCACAATTTTCTGGCGTTTGTACATAGTAAGTGCCTGATATTTGATAAGTGCCGTGTTGATGAGGCACATTAAAACTATGAGTAGGATTAATGTTTGCCCATATTTGAGGTATCTTAATTTTTTCTATGCCTAAGTTTATTCCTAAACATAATTTATATATTGTGTCTGATAATGGTTTTAATATTTCATTATTAGGATCAAGTAGTTTACTTTGCCAACCATCTTGGTCATTTGATAATACTCTGCCATCAGGATCAGCTTTTTGTTCGTTGTAAATATATTTTACTATCTTATCATTATCTAAATTAGTATCAGTTGTTAGATACAAAGGTGTTGCCCATAATAAGTGTGCTTCAAATTTCATAATTAACCTGAGTAATGGTCGTTTGCCTCAACATATGTTTCTTTAATAAACTCTTTTAATTTTTGTTTGTTTAAATCAGTTTGTATTTGGTCTACATAATTATTTAAAAATGTAATAGTATCTTCTCCTTGATCTAGTATATCTTCTCTTACACTAGCAGCCATATCACTTTGTACATCTTCAATTACGTTAACCTCATGTACGTTTATTTTGTTTTGTAATCTATCTATAAGTGCGTTAAACATTTCTTCATTTGTTCTATTAGCGATAAAAACTTTCACTATCTTATTTTCAAACTCTGATAAGTCTTTTGTAAAGTAATCTTCTTTTGTATCATTATATACAATCTTTTTAAACATTCTTAAAGGATTAGGTATTCTTGTAAGTTCTCTTGTTTCTGTATCAAAAATATGAAACCCTTTAGGATCTTTGTAATCTGACCATGTCATTTCATATTGAGAGCCAAGATAATAGATACGACCATCATCTGATTTTTTATGAAAGTGACCTGACATAACTTTTTCAAATCGTTTAAATTGTGTAGGTTCTAAACCATGTTCATTAAAAAGACCTTTTTGCATTTCAAAACCTTTTACTTCTAAATGACCAAAACAAATATCTGCTGTTGAATTATCTATCGCATAAATCGAGTCTTCATAATTATCATCACATATCCATGGTAAGAATAACATACGACAACCGCCTATCTCTACTTCTTTAGGACCTGTGTAGATAAATGGCTCGTTTACACCATCAAAGGTTGTACATAATTCTTCTACTGAATTTACTTTGTTTGTGTTTTTAAAATAAGTATCGTGGTTACCGATTATGATATGTGTATCAATCTTTAAATCCCATAATCTTTTCCAAAACTTTTCTCTAAATACACTAGACGTTTGAAAGTTAATAAACTTTCTTCTATCAGTCACATCACCTAAGTGAATTAAGTTTGTGATATTGTTTTCTATAAGATAGGGAAAAAATACTTCATCATAAAATTTAATTTGATAATCTCTAAATGCTGGATTATCGTTTCTCACACCGAAGTGTGTATCATTTAACAATGCTATTTTCATACTATATAAAGAATTTAGATGTGGTTTTTTTCTTTCTAGGTTTACGTTCTACTTTTTTGGGTTCTTCAAATTTTGTGTTCTTTTGTAAAAACTCTCTAAATTGATTCTTAAACTCGCTATCATCACCTGGTTGTAATGCCACATCATCATAATTATTATCCATTATTAACTTATGTTTTATTGTGGTCTGTTTCTTTTCTTTTTGTATTCTTCTTACAAACGCATAAAATATAATTTGTGTGAAGTAAGCAAATGGATTTTTAGATTTAACTGGATCAAAGTTATCCAGATATTGTAAACAATTCTCTATACCATCAGAGATCATATCGTCTCTAAATGTGTAATTTATAAAATTTGGTCTGTAAGATAAGTGATTCGCTATTTTTAGAAAACAACTGCCGAGATAATTATTAACTGGTGGTTTTTCTTTCTTTTCACGCTTTGCCTTTCTACAAAGTTTCTTGTAGTCTTTCATCGCTTCTAAAAACTGTTTGTTATCTACATAATGTTCTTTTTTTGTTTTTGTATTCATAGTATTAATATAACACCTTTCACTAAAATTGTCAATGTTTTAAGATACAATCCAGCATTGACTTTTAAAAAAATTTATGTATAATTGAGCATGTGCTCAGTTGAAAGAACCCTTAGCGCTAACTTAATGTATTGTCTTTTTATCTTCAGCAAAGTCCTGAAACAACTCGTTGATTTCTTCTTGTTCTTCATCACTAAATTTTTCTCTAGCATATTGTCTATTTGTCTCCCGAGTTGGCACTTTTAGATCATCATAATTATTTGCGATATGGTGGTATGATTTTATCATTTCACCACCTGCGTTTGTTATAGTCATAATTTTATCTTTAGGTATTGTAACAATAGTATCAGGCGTATAGGCAGCCCATTTTATCAGTGCTACATAGTCTTTAAATCCACCTGGTGTTAATTGTGGCACATATTTGATTAGTAAAGGTTTAAACAATCTAATTAAAGGCGATTTATCTGGTAGTTGATCCCTAGGAAAGGCACAGACAATATCATCGCCGTTTATAAGTTTAACTATCTTTATTTCTATATTACGACTTTGAACCATTTTTTATCTCTATGTTATGAATTTCATAATCAAAGTTTTCACCATTGTATATATTTATTCGTTCTCTAAAGTGTGCTAGAGTATAATTCTCTTTATCATTGTAAGATAAATCGTCTGATATGTCGTATAATGTGGCGTTTAGTTTATTGTCTTTTAGTCGCAATCCTCTACCTATAGATTGTAAAACTCTTATAGGACTTTTACTAGGGCTACTAAAAACAATATTGTGTAAATTACGGATATTGATACCAGTGCTAAAGGTGCCGTAAGAAGCGATAATAATTGCGTTATCCGACTTCTCTGTAATTGCTCTGACTTGTTCTCGTTCATTTGCTTCTACTCCTCCATAGATGAAAAATACTTGGCGATCTCCTGCCTTTTCTTCAATTAACTTCTTTAGGATTTCGCCGTGTTTTTCAACATATTGAAATAGTAAAAGTGAGTTGCCTTTTAGTGATAGGCACAGATTCCGTATGTATTTATTCCTAGAGGTATTTGAAACTAAAAAATCCATTTCTTCTTGGTAAGTTTTATCTTTTAAAAAATGACGTGAAGTTTTATCGTGTTGTAATACTAAACACATTATCTTTAATTCTGCTAGTTGTTTCTTTTCTTGTAATTCACTTGTTGATACTACTTTGTTAACAGTACCGAATAAACCTTCTAATACTAACTTGTGTGTCTTAGTACCATCAAGTGTGCCTGTCAAACCTACTCTATACTTACAAGTTTCTAGTTTAGTCATTATTTTAGATAGACTAACTGCCTTAAATAAGTGTGCCTCGTCACCTATGACCATGCCAAACTGTTTAAACCATACTTTTGGCAACTTATAGATTGACTGCCACGTTGATATAATTACTCTTTTATTTGTGTCTTTTTCATGTCCTTGATATATTCTATGTACGTTTCTGTCACTATTATAACCATAATCTTTAAAGTCTTTATATAATTGTTCTACTAGTGATGTTGTAGGTACTATTATTAATATCTTATCTTGTTTAGTATCTTTTAATCTTAATAAATTAAATATTAACATTAAGTATATGATAAGTGATTTGCCTGAAGCAGTAGGCGAGACTAGTAAACAACGATTTTTTTCTATTGAGTGTTTAAATGCTTCTCTTTGATAATCTCTAACTTCATGTGGTAATTTAAGTGCTTTAATAAGATTATCTAATTTAGTATCATCTATTTCAGTATCTTTAATTTTTGTGCCATCAACTATCTGTACATCATTTTCTTTACACCAGTTTAGTATGTAAGGATATAAGCCAACGTATATCTGACCTGTGGCATATGAGAATAATCTAATCTTGCCGTCCCACACTCTGTTTCTAAATTGAGGCATAAATTTAAAACCAGGTACTTCAAACGTAAAGTATTCGCCTAACTCTCTTCTAATATCAGCGTCTGCTTCTATTTTGAGATAGACTTCGTTTTTCTTATCTATTATTAAGTATCTTGTTGTAGTCATCTTCACTTTTTTTAATAAAATCAATCATTTCTTGCTCAGACAAATTACCTTTTTCATACCAATTCTTATGTCTTGTATCTAATAACAATAAATCTCTTGTATCAAATCTATCTCTTTGCCAATTTTCAGCACCCTCTTCAACATAGTGTAAAAATACCTGTGATTGATAACCACTAGGTAAAGGATCTCGCCAATGATGTAACTTATCACCTCTATAAACTAATAAATCACCTGGTTCTAAGTATATAGGAGTGCCCTCAACATACATCGGCCAGACTTTATCTGTAAACCCTAAACATAATGTCATTGAATATTTACAACTAAATCTATCTACATGTTTTTTCATCACGGCGCCAGGCTCGTAAACACGATAATAAGAGTAGGTTGGGTGTAAAGTTTTGCCTGTAAAATCAGACATATCATTTGTACTACTATAAAGTAAAGATTCAAATATAGGGTCTGAGTAATGAGAAAAACTACCCACAACTTGACCATCACCGAAAGGATAACCATGTAGGTGTGATGAAAAT